TAGTGATAATTTATTATTTCTACTAGTAAAACAAAAAACCTTTAAATAAATAGGTCAGTATTGTTGACCGATACTTATGACGCATAAAAAACTTTGGAGGGTTGCTATAAAAGAATAGCATTGTTTTAATCTTCTTTAATCTTCTTTAATAATCTTTAATCTTCTCCAAACCTTATAACCATTCTAATCTATATATGCGTCAATATGTCATGTTCTATTAATTAACCAATAGATTAAATTAAACGAAACAAACGAAACAAAAGGAAATAAAAATGAGTGCATATCAAGTTGATTATGAAACAATAGGTCGAGTTATGAAAGCAATTTCAAAAGCTGGTTCTTATGGTTCAAGATATAAACAAATAGACAAGTTAAAAGAACAATACAAAAAAAACGCTGGAATTGTATTTGATCAATTATTAGAATTAAATAGATTGTCATTAAAAGGTAGATACGAAGACGCTGAGAATATGTTTTTTGATGTTGACAGATCAAAAGCTGTTTGGTTCTCAATGCAGCTAGGTCATAATGATTATCAATTATTAAAATCATTAAATTGTTTTTTATATCAATCTTGCGAGGGTAACGCTAACCAGACAGATTTATATAAAACTATTGATTGTATTGCTAACAACTATTCAAGCGATCTTGTGACTAAGTCAACAGAATATCAAAACGCAACATGGGGTTAATAATGAATAAAAACTTATTATGGGGATCTATATTCTTTATAGTTGCAACTATATCATTGTCATTAATTGGTTTAGCATTGTTTCATTTATGGTCGATCTAATATGCGACAATATGACCAATTATAAAAATATGATGATAGTATAAATTATAAATAAAAACAAAAGGGAAAATATGACACTACAAAAAACAAAGCCTACATATCATGACTTGACAAAGTTAATGTTTACAAATGGCAATCCTAAAACAGATAAAAACTTAAAGATTGAAAGCCTTAAAAAATATTGGATTAAAAGATTAAATCTTGCACCTGCCTCAATATCTGGTTTCAATACTTGTGCAAGTGCTTCAGAAGGTTGTCGGAATGCTTGTTTACATGAAGCAGGAAATCCAGTTTTTATGCCTCAAAAAACATTAGGCAGGGTTAATAGAACTTTATTATTATTTAAAGACTTAGCAAGATTTAAATACATGGCAGCTAAAGAAATAAAAAATCATGAAATTAACTGTAATAAACATGGTTTAAAAGCAGTCATTAGATTAAATACAACTAGCGATATTATGTTTGAGAAGTCTAAATTTAATTTTATGCAAGACTTTCCCAATGTACAATTTTATGATTACACAAAACATTTTAACAGAATGATTAAATATTTACGAGGTGAGCTGCCAAAAAATTATCATTTAACATTTAGCAGGAATGAAGCTAACGATTTCCAAACAACTCAAGTATTAAAAGCAGGGGGGAATGTTGCAGTAGTTTTTAGAGATAAGCTGCCAAAAACTTACAAAGGTTTTAAAGTTATAAATGGTGATGAGCATGATTTAAGATTCTTAGATGATAAGAATGTTGTAGTCGGTTTAAAAGAGAAATTAACTTTAAATAAACAAGGTAAACTTGACCGAGATAATTCTGGGTTTGTGGTTGATCTTAAATAAACAATAACAAAAAGGGAAATATGACAATACAGTTATACTATAAAACAAAAAAGGAACTTAAAAACAATGTAGGGTCGGAGCTTGACTATTCCGAAACTAATATTTTTAAAAATGAGTACACTTCAAATGGTGTTATAATTGGTTGCGATCCAGATCGTAAATGGTTTGCAAAAGTTACAATTAAAAACAACTTAATTGAGAGGGTTCAATAATGACATTAAATGAAATAGTAAAAATACAAAGCGTAATTGATAATAGGTCCATTGCGTCAGATACAATAAACACTTTAAAAAATAAGTTTTATTATTCAAAATCCAGGGGTGTTAATATTGCAATTGGTGATATGCATATCGATCATTTTTTGAGAGCATTTAAAATAGATGATCATCAAAAAAAATCGGTCCAGGATGAGACGCAGGAAATAATAAATCAACAGAAAAAAACATTAAGAAAGATTAAGAGGTTATTAAATGAGCAATAAAAATTGGAAGGATGAGAGGATCAAAGAAATAAATGAAATAAGTAAACAAAATAATTGGGATTGCAGCGATAATAATAAATACTTTGAAGAGGTCCAGTTAATATACAAATCAAACTCTAAAAGTTATGAGCAATTTAAAAAAGAAAGCGAGACAAAATGACAGATATAAATTTTTATAGTTGCGTGGTAGTTTTATTTTTAATTATAGTATCAATAATAACAGTATAGAAAGCGAGGAATAAATGCCAGATCAAACACTAAATGAAATAAGAGTAGTACAGGAAATAAACAAAGCAAAAAGACATGAGCAAAAAAAAAGAGAACAACTTTTAAAAAGAGTTGATGATATAAAACAAAAATTATTGAAGCCTATTTTTAATGGGTGCAATAATGAGTTTTATGAGATGTGGTTAAACAAAGCTCATAAATATTATAACGATACATTATTTAAAAAATAGATATGTATAATATAAACTTTAAAAAATTTTTTGATGATGAGGATATATTAAGTGGTCAAGTTATGCAGCTAATAGAACTAACTCAACAAAATATAAACAACAATAACAACAAACAAAAAGAGGTAAATAAAAATGACACTAAGCAAATACGAAGCATGGGTACAAACAGCTAAGAGTGGGGAATCAATAACCTACTATGACAAAGGTTACCTAGCAAGACAGAGATTCTATGACAATAATCTAAGAGATATTGCTAACTTTTTTATGAGATTAGCAGAGAATAATGTTGTGGAATTATACCAAAAAAGATTGACACATGGGAATGTTAATCATGATCCTGTCTTTCAATACATGGCAAGAAAAATATAACAAACAGAAAGGAAAATAATGCCAAAGAAAAAAGCAACAAAGAAAAAACAACCTAACATTTTAAAAGGTTTGAGAATAGAAGTTTTTGCAGACAGTAAAAAAGATAAGCAAGAATTTCAAAAAGGTTTAAGTCAATTTCTTTTAAAAAAATATCAACAAGGTTATTTTAATTAATCTTTATTAATGGGTGTCAAGATTTACTTGGCACTCACAACAAACAGAAAGAAAATATGCCACAAACTATAGAATTAAAAGAGGTTTTTATTTATTTTGTAATTTGTAAGAAATCTAAAAAGATTTTTTATATAGGTGAAAGTCAAAATGGAAGATCAAGAGTACAGTTAAGAAGATTTGATGATAAAACTTGTGACGTTAAAGTAATTACATCTAAAAAAATAAAATGTTTAAACAACTTTTATTTTAGAAGATACTATGAAGCAAGGTGGATATATAAATTTAAACCAGAATATAATTTACAAATAAACACACCACCTACTTTAAATTATTTTTTAATAAAAATGTTTTTATGGAATGAAAACCCTCAATCAAATTGGATAGTACCTTTCTCACAAAATTGTCCATTCAAATGTAAGTTTTTACCTCACACACAAAAACACAACAAATATATTTACAATGGATATACAAAGGTATGGGAACAGATAGACGTAAATAAAAAACTTTTTATAAATGATGAGAAAGCATTTCATTATATTTTAAATAACAAAATAGAAAAAACTTTAGGAACAAAGACTAGAAAAACATTTAAAAAAAGAACAGAAAAATTACATAATTAATCTTTACTATCTGGGGGTGTAACATCTGTTACATCCTCAGATACATCAATCAAATCATCTTGAGTATCTTCCCAACTAATAGTCATCTTCTGGTCTATGTTTTGTTTAATAGGTTTGTTATCAGAATAGAGATCAGTTAATTTTCCTGCAACCCATTGAATGAACCGAGTTTTTTCCCTCACCCAAAGCACCTCGTTGGGTGATTCTATTTCTTGATAAGAAAATACTTGCATTAATTTATCAATTAAAGTTTGGATACCCAACTTTCTAGCTTCAGTAATCTTAGCTTCTAACTCTGGATTTTTTCTCAAGTAAGCGTAGAACTTCATCAAGCTGAACGGATACTGTTTGTTTTGAAGTATCTCGGTAAGCGTATTTCCGTCTACCAATTTTTCTTGTATGGTAAATAGATCTTTCTCTGTTATCAATTCTTGGTTTGGTTTTGGTGTAATAGTATTCTTTGATTTGCTCATCTGTATAGTTCCTAAATTGTATTAGTTTTGATAGTTGTTTTATTCTAGTTTCATCTGTGTAATTAGCTTTGTTAAACTTATTAAAGTTTTGATACCCATGATACTTACATTTAAAAGTTTTACCATCAGATAGTGGATAACCTTTCATTCTACAAGGTATTTTTTTTCCCTCTCTTAACCCAGCACGAGTGAACCCTTGGCAAAATACCTTACGCATTGGTCTACCTGGCATTACTTATTCTCCCATGGTTTTATTCCATTGCGTTTATTGTATTCAACTTTCTCTCTGTATCTTGGGTTAGCTTGTTTCTTTATCCTGGACAATGCTGATAGAATTTTATCCCCACTAACATAAGTTGCTTTACTTTCTCGTTCCTTATCTTCTTTCAGTTGAATAGCTTGCTTACATAAATAAACATTAACAGTTTCTGCTTTTAATTCTTCCAGAGGTAGCTTAGATAATTCATCTAATATCTTCTGAGTATCCCCTGCAAAACTCTTAACTATTTTACCTATATTATTAATGGATATTGTTTCTTCTAATGTAGTCGTAAAACGGCTATCTTGTGTAGGTTTAACGGCTATCTGAGTTGGCTCGTAAAGTTTCTCGGCTCGCAAAAATGTCTCATTAACAAGATAAGTTTTACCAGATCTACCTCTCACAGACTTAACAATATTAAGTTTGTTTAAAGTTTCTAAGCAAGATTTGATAGTAGTACGGCATAAACCTGTGTCTTTGTGTATTGTTTCATGACGCAACTGAGCCTTATATCCATTCTTCTTCCAGGCATACTTCATCACAGATAAGAATACATTTAAACAATGCGACTTTCTTTCTCCGTCTACCAGATCTAAATGATGGTATAGCTTATAAGTTATATGTAAAAATCCTCTACTTACATTCATTATTTATCCTTTCGTTTAGTTGATTTACAATTTAATTTGTGGTGGTCATGCAAGGATCTTAAAATAGATACCCATTGATCCTCACTCATTAGTCTAAACTCTGTCTTAGAGCTACGTATACGCTTGATCCTAAAGGTTAGGCTACCAGGTGTCGATTCTTTATAGAAAACTAAAAAACAGGGTATATTTAGGCGTTCAGCAATGATCTTTGACAGGGTTGTAGCTTTAAATTGTTGACCTTTATCATAGCAAGTCTCAATGATAGCCAAAGGCTCAAAACAATACTTACAACACTCAACAGAATCAACATCTATATAAGCAATGCCTTCATATTTTCTGTGCCAATCAGAATATAAACCATTACTGAAAGCATAAACATCACGAGCCATTTTTTAATATCCTTATTTCGTTTTCTTTTTGTTCAATCTCTTTCTCAAGAGCAAAAATTATATCAGCTTGTTTCTTAATATATTTCTTGGCTCGTTTTAATTCTTCTTTACAATTAGTTTCATCAAAGATTCCAGAATATGTCATTTTTCATATATTATTTTTTTAACTACTGATCTAGGATAAGCAGTTATGTTTCCAATAGATAACTTATCCTCATCATAAAAAAATGAGGTAAATATTTTAACTACTTTAGAATCTTTATAATATAAATATCCTATATCTTCACACCAGGTATAGCTAAACTTATCAACATCAGATAAGTCATCATACCATTGGGAAGATGAGCAAATATCTTGCCAAATTACACGCACTTTTTTATATGGTAGTTTTTTTTTGATCATTTTCTCTCCGTTATACAATTATAATTATCCGTTGACAACCTAATAAAATCATTGTAATCGTTAGCAAAAAAACAGATTGGAAAAAAATGGAAAACGATAAAATAAAAAAAGCATTCTCAATATTTAATGGTGGTGAAGGATTACCTCATTGGTCTTATTCATCTACAAGTACACCCTTTGCAAAAAATATTATTGGTTACAGTTTCCCACAAAAAATTAGAAGATCTTGGTTAGTTAGATACAAAGCTAACTTTGGTAATTTAGTTAATAATGTGGTTCAAAGATTAATTGCAAATGTTATTTATACATCAAAAACAGATAAAGAAACTAAATGGGATAGAGATCAAACAGTTTGTTTTCAAAATGAATTAAATATTTTAAATGAAAAACCACCTGTTGACGCAAAGGATAAGTACGGCAGAGAAGCTATGATTAAGTTTGCAGAAGATTGTATTCCAATCACAAAAAAGGTTGTGCAAGATATTATTGATAAAGATAAATTAGTTTGCGAAAGATATGTAGAACTAAAAGAGTTTGATATGATCAAGCCTGTCATTGGTCGTATCGATTATGAAACTAAAACAAAATTTATAGAATTAAAAACTAAACCACCTAATTTAAAAAAGGTTAGAGGTAAAGAAGAATGGAACATGATCACTCAAGATCTACCAACTGAACCTACGATTGAGAACCTTACACAAACTTCGTTCTACTACATGGCAACAAAAAAGATACCTTACTTGGTATATGTTAATGATAAAGATTATGTTATCTTTGATAAAAGCCATGAGTTAATGAAGGCAGATCACTTGCAACATCTTTATAATATCATGATAGATAAAATTCTAACATGGGAGAAGATGATTATGTTTTGTGAGGGTAACATCAATAGATTAGCTAACATGATGGAGCCACCAGATCTTAATCATTTCTTTTATTATAAAGATTTAGCAGATGAACAAAAACAACTAATCAATAAACTATGGGGTATTAAATATGAGTAGTGAAAACAATAACGTATATAGAATGGGAACAAACAATATGAGTAACATACATAAGAAGTTACACAATGCGTGTAACCACGCAAAGTCTGTGCAAAAAGCAAACAAGGTTAAGGGTATGCCTTTCAATCCTTTGTTACATGATGATGTTCAAAGAGTTGCAATGGCAGCTCTATTGGAAAATGGTTTATATCCAACCTGCAATTACATAACAGATGTTACAGATAGATTTGTAATTGTAACTTGCACCATGAAAATAACTGACATCGATGATCCAAAAAGTTTTATTGTAATTGATGGATGTACTGCAATGGGTGGATTAGATAAGTACGCAACAGGTCAAGCAATGTCATACAGTAAAAAGTATGCGTTCTTGAATGCGCTAAACTTAAAGACAGGAATGGATTTAGAAGATGGTTACAATGCTAAACCATTCGAACAAAATTCTGTGGAGCAATCCTCAGAACCTACATACATGGATGATGAAGTGGATGTAGAATATATGATGGAAGAAATATCTAATACTCAATCTACAAAACAGTTAAATAAACTTAAAGATGATATTAGATATCAAGTCAACTATCTAAAAAATAATAACCTTAAAGCATTCGAGCAAATAGTAAAACATACTCGTGAGCATGAGGTTAAACTAAACAATAATCAATCATAAGATTGATATAACTAAGGAGTAAACATGGATAATCAATCCGAAAAAATATACATCAACCTAACTAAGAACAAAGATTGGAAGTCACCAAGCGATAAACTTCCTGTCTATGTTGGTCCAAAAAATATGAAGCACCCAGATAAGAACTGGACCATTGGTGTAAACATAAATGGTAAATGGTATAACCAAGCTGCGTTTCCGTCTAAAGATCAAGACGGCAATGTTAAAGAAGGTGAGTTGACAGTAATTTTAACACCAAGTGGAGCAGGTAAACCTGCGAATAATAGCTTTGCAAAAACTAACGATGGTGGTAATAACGAATATACCTTTTAACTTAGGCTAAAGGGTATCAAGCAGGGTGGGGTTTTTTTTCCCTTTCTATCGTTTTCCCCACCTTGCTAAAAAAAGGATTTAATATGGCAGACAATATAAAAGAACCAGCACATTACATAGCAAACAAGATTGAACCAATAGATTTTATTATTGAAAACAATTTTAATTTTTGTGAGGGTAATGTAATTAAATATATTTCTAGATATAAAAGAAAGAATGGTATTGAAGATCTTAAAAAAGCTAGACAGTATATAGATTTTTTAATCAAAAAAGAAGTTGAAAAAACTAAATAAGTATGACAAAATTTAAAAGAATTATCAATGGAGAGTGTCATTTTCAAATGATTGAACTCTTTGATGATGCAAAGAAAGCTGCAAACAACTCGAATAGAGGAGAGTTTGTAGAATGCAAGATCAACAATTTAAAGTTTGATTTTGCAACAGTAAAAAAGGAGCATGATGGAACAAATCCGAATGCGTCTGCAGAAGTTAAAGGATCTTCAAGCAAAGAAACACGAGAAGTATCTGGAAGCCAAACTGAAAGTAAGTAAGTATCAACAAGATTCTTATAAATTACTTTGGCAAATAGAGCAGACAAAAGAACAGTTAATGACAAGTAAATAGTTATTAACTTAATAGTTGAAAAAAAAGAAAGGAAAACGTAGGGGATCTATGACTATAAATGTAAGCACACACTATAACAAACACATCAATAACTTAAATCAAAACAACTTTATCTACAAAGTTAAGAAAGCATTTTACCTTCTTACGAGCCAAGAAGAAAGATTATATGAGGTAGGGTTCTCGGAAGGATTTCTGTACGCAGCAGAACTAATGCAAAGACAACCAATAATGGATAGCAATAACAAAACTAAAATTGCTACTACATTTCAAACAAAGAACGCAAACTTGGAAGTCGTATCTAAACTTGTAGATAAAGTTTGTGAGAAATATACTGTAAGCAAACATGACATCTTTAGTAAAGGTAGAACTAGGGATGTAGTTCGAGCAAGAAGTATAATCTATAACCTATTGTATGAAGGTTACAATGTTAGCTTATCTTCTATGGCTAGAGTATTTAATCAAGATCATACTACAATCATTCACTCTATAAGAAACAAACGAGATAAGAAAAATTATTGGGGTGTAGAAAATTCTATTTGGAAAGAGTTCGAAGAACTAAAACAAATTAATATTTAACTGTAGCTTCTATATCTTCTTACCTTAGAAGCTATAGACTTAGGTTGTTTACTAAATTGTTTACCAGATTTTTTAGCTTTTCTTTTTGCATAAGTAGTTTTTGAATACTCTGAAGCAGATAAGTTTTTTATCGCTGCACTTGGAAGATACCTTTCTCCAGTAACTGATGATTTTTTGCCAGACTTTGTTCGCCATTTTTGTTTACCCCATGCCTTTAAACTTCTTTGTCTTTTAGCCAATGCCATTATCTGTACCCACCACCTTTAGACTTATAAGTTTTAGCAAGTAGTTGAGCCTTCCTAGCTGACCATTGTCCAGCAGCAGTACCCATAGTTTTACGAGCCTTGATCTGCTGAAACAATCTCTTTCTTAATGTAGGTTTGGTATAATTACCAGCTTTATTTACACTACTTTTTTTCTTCATTTATTTTTTCTTTTTAGCTTTAGACTTCATTATCTTTTTCTGTAAAAAAGATGGTAGCTTTTTTTGTTTAGCAGTTAGTTTGCTTTTACCTTTTGATTTACCATACATAACTATTCTCCTGTTGTTGTTGAAGTTTTAACTCACAATAGTTGTCAAAGCAACTACCATCTTTGCCATCATGACAAAAATATTTTCTCTTAACAGTTACAATCCAACCACCATTATCACTAATTAATTCTTTGTTACATTCTTTACAGTAACCACAAATAAAAGACTTAGCTTTTTGTTTTTTCCATCCCTTTTTTTTCATTAACAGTTCCAGGCTCTTAATGCTTTATTAATTCTTGAGTTAGGATCTCTTGCAGTTTTAGCTGAAGTCAATTTCTTCTTCATCCCTTTCATCCTCGCACAGAAGGATGCTCTTCTTTTGTTACCAACTTTTTTACTTGGTGCTTTTAGATTGCCACCAGTAGCACGATTATAACTTCGTCTACCTTTAGCATTCAATCCACCTTTAGGATTCTTTCCTGCTTTTCTCTGCCATGCTGGTGTTTTTGCCATAACTTATTCTACTATTTTTTTAATTGATTTGCTACCATCTATATTAGATTCTAATTCAGCTTGTACCTTACCACACTTATATTCTATTGAAGAATTTGCACTTCTCTCAGCTTCTCTTTTACCTTTTAAACAATCACTCATTTTGTCTTGTATTCGATGCTCTTTAAGTTCACCTGCAACAAACATACAAAGAGCCACAACTGTACTAATGACTGTTTCCATTTTGTCTTACCTTATCTTTTAAATCTTCAATATCTTCTAATGCTTTTTTTAACTGTGCTTCTATGTGATCTAGCATAACTTGTGTATGTATATTCTTATCTAAAAGTTCTTGGTGTTTCTCTACAGTTTCGTATAGATCTTCAAGAAGCAAGTATTGTTCTTTATCTGTAGTTGTTTGCTCTGACTTTTTAAGTAGATCAGAGTTCATTAATTCTCTAGAAGTCTCTAATGAAGTTAGTCTTGCAGTAACCTCTGTGTACGCAAATATACCCATAGCAACACCAACAATAATACCAACCATATTTTTAATAGGCATAGCAACAGATGTATTCTCACTTATCTTCATTTTTTTTTCTTCTTATTGGGAAAAAATATTCTATCTAAATGACTAGCAAACCTATCTAGTAAACCAAAAAATTTATAAAAAAATTTATCAATCATCTTCCTTGACCCTTATATCTTGTTAGCTTTTGTTGACGCTTCTCACTTTTATTCTTAGATTTTTTATGCGCACCTGGTCCACGCTTCTTAGGTTTCTCTCTAGGTATAAAGTGTGTAAACTTTTGCTTTGCCATTACTTCTTCTTTTTATATTTCTTTTTCTTTTTCTTCTTACCTGTTTGCTGAGAAAGAAGTGTAGGTTTCTTTTTACTATACTGTGATACGAACATTGTAGGTGCTTGTGTTGACATTACTTTCTCTTAATTAAATCTGTTGCTTT